TCCCTTACCATAATAAAGGGTATCATCTACTTCATTATATGCGAGTTCTGCATTTTCCAGACTGCTTGGTGCACCAGAAGCTCCTGATGCCCTTCTTTTAATTCTGATTGTATTAGCCATTGTTAAAAGTTTCCTCCATCAACAAGATTTTCTTCATTGTAATTAACCCAAACTGAACCGTTATAGCGCAAAACATCACCAGGATTCGCTAGACTTATAGTAACGTCAGTTAGTCCATTTAAAACTGATTGAGTAGTAATTGCAGTTTCTGCAGATATTATTCTGTCCTTAACTGTTAAATGACTGCCCGCTGGATTCAATCCAATAACCGTTTGTATGGCTTCAATGGCATCATTTGCATTTGCGTGCTGTTGATGGTGAGGCACTGTTGCTGAATTGAGTGGGTCAGACGATGTCGGATTAATCAATATATCCAACGCTGCGGGATACTGGGTGCTCATAAAAATCCTTTATAAACTAAATATTTTATATTGTTCGTTACTCCAATTAATTGTAATGGAGATAGGACTAGCAGTAGCAGCTACTGGCAAACCTGTAGCTGTATCTATGTAGGCTAAAAGTCTTGACGTAGATCTTACTCCAGTATCCTTATATAAAACTAAGTAGGCAAAACCGCTAGTCCCGTAATCTTCTACCGTAATATTATCAGCGTCAAAGACACCAGAAGCTGTTGTTTTTCCGGCTAGTAAACTAGTAGTTGCTGCGACTGAATCTTCACTAATGCTTGACAAGAATTCATGTGTGCTTAAATTTACTGTATAAGTATTTTTTACTAACGCAATTTTTATATTATTGTCAGTCAAGTCAAATAGGCCCTCTAATAAGCCTTCTTTGCCTTTTGCATATAATGAATTAGCCATTATATGCCGACTTCCGAAGAGACAATAACTCTATATTTATATCCAGTCTCGAAATAAGTTTTGCTATCTGTGTAGTAAACCGGAGTTGCGTCGGTAGATGGAAAATCTATATAAACATCTGGTTTCCATGAATGCATGGAAACTTGAGCCGGAAGTGCTTCCCATCTGGTTGGCGTTTTTTGTATCTTCTTACGTTGTGCTTTAAAATACTTACTGGTTAAAAAGTTTGATGCTGGGCGAGAACTAAATGAGATAATAGTTCTTCCATTATTCTCATCATTTCCTATATAAAAATCTCCATTATTTGGACTGACAGATTCTATATAGAAATTAGGATTTTTAGCTAATATTTGATAACCAGTTTCAATATCTGTTCTAATAGATTTATCTTCTACTAAAACTTCATTTAAAACAGTAGCTTTACTTTCCTGTAGGATTGACGGAGTTGCTGACTGTGTTTGACTCGTGAAACTGATTCTTTCTTCAGGGACAGTCATACCCGAGGAATCTAGTAAGTTTTGAACGCGGACAACATAGTTTATATTGCCGGATAGAATGACATCCCAATATAAAGTTAAAGTTCTACTAATCTGATTATAATCAGTAATAGTGTTAATAGTCCTAAATGGGGAATTTATCTGAACAGGTGTAGCTGCGTCAGTATATACTAAAAAATTTGCATCAACTAAGGATGCTATTTTAATAGTCCTACCGAATTTAATATTAACAGTATTAACGCTTACTGTAGCGTTATCAATAAGATATAAGGCCACTCAACACACTCCAAATTCAAAACCTATTGTAATAGTAATAAATCAATTCAATAAAAAGCAGAGGGGGCAGTAGATTTCTCTACCGCCCCCAAGCTTCAGGGTAATTTGTAACTATAACGACCCTAAGGTTTCTATCAGGCTATGTCGTTAGTAACCTGTACTTCGTAGTTACGGCTGAGTCTGACGTTCTTAGCAACAGTGATACCTTCACCATCACCCAGCATCACGATGTCGTAACGCTCTTTCATCTTGAGCTGGCGAATATCGCGGCCCGGATCGTCGAACTGATCGGTACTCATCTCGTCTTTGACGAGAAGTGTTCCGACTTCATTACGGTCGATGAGGAAGAGGTCTGATTTAGCTGCTGTTGCACCACTCTTAGCCGTGAAGCTAACGAAAGGAGAAACAATAACGTTCAATCCCATAGGGGCAGTCTGATTCAATGCGCCATCTGCAGACTGGGGACGATAGCCCCAGCTTGTTCCAACGCCCGATGCTGCGCCACCTTGATGGAAGACGGCATCCTTGAGGAAGATCGACCACATGAGGGGGTGTAGAATAAAGTCTGTTGGAATATGGTTTTCAGCCATGAGAACGGCAGCCATGTCGATGATATCGTCCCACTTGACTGTCTTATTGGCAGCGCCATTAATGTCAAGACCGGTTGTGTCATCGTAGCCAGCGTCGTCGTTGTCAAAAACGATTGTAGCTGCATCTTTGAATCGGCTCAGAGCAATTTGCTCCTTAAGGCGAGCCATAGCACGGCCGGCTGCGCGAACATGCAGACCAACAATGTCCCAAAGTGAATCAGCGATTACTTCTTCCGTGAAAGAAAGCTTAACGCCCTTCTTCGAGACTTTGCCCTCTACCTGCTTTGCGAAAGCGAGTGCTTGTTCTGGATACTCTTGTCCTTCTGGGATCTCAGCAGCTTGAATAGCATTGACGGCCGGGAATTCCAATGAACGTCCCTTGCCGAGACGAACAGTGGAAAGCAATGGAGTCACTAAAAGCTGTGGCTCTGCTGCTTCTCTGAGCGTACGTGAGAGAACTTTCGGGAAAAGTGCTGCTGCGTCTGACGATGCAAAAGCTTCCTTAATTGTTACTCTATTTTCTGCGTCGATATACCCGTCCTCGGTCATTGCTGTCTCCCAAGCTGGGAGACCCGAGAGGAGCTCTTGGATTGTCTTAGTCATCTTAGGAATATTCCTCCTGTGTTATTGTTTCTTATTTATTAGAGTGTCAGGTTGACGCGGAATGCACCAATGACATTAGTTACATCTAGATTCGAACGAATACCGAGCTTACCAGTATTAGGACCAGCCTTGGTAAGTTCATAAACGGTCTTCAACGCACCCGGATCTGATGGAAGCTGCATGTAGCTGAGGAGGCCGTCATCAAAGTTTGTAGCAAACTTTTCGACTTCGACAACCTTACCTACTTGCAAGTAGCTGTATACGGAGCTGCTATCGAGGAAATCGGTAGCTGCAGCCAATACTGGACGTCCCATTACGTCGGAACGAACTACTGAACCAACTGTCACGTTATTGTTAATGCCGCTGACCATTGGATACTCTACATAGCCGTGAGTGATAAATCCAGCACCTTGCGAGGTACCTTTATCGAAGGGTCTGTAAAGATCATACTGTGCGCAACCGATAGGAATCGAACGAGCAGGCACAGTGACTGTGTCAGTTGCTCCGGACGAGTAAGCGGGTGTTGCACCAGCTGTGGGGTCCCATGCTGTATTGCTCATGTCATCGCCCCATACCTTGCTTGAACCCGTACCGTTAGCAGGAACAATACGAGCGTCACCGTTAGCATCGGCTACAACTGAAAGGATGGTTCCCTTCGGGATGACAATCTCAAAACGATCATCTTCACTGTCGTAATACCATGTGGGTAGACCGGGGTGTGGCAACAAGTATGCTGCGGGGGCTATGCCCTCGGAAACAACGAAGCGACCAGAACCGGTCTTACTATGTACTTTGCGAAATTTTGCTAAACTCATTTTTTATCTCCTTAGTTTTAAAGTTTACGTCTACCCATAAGGGCATCAACTAGAATTTGTTCGAAAGACTCTTTGGGATCTGAAGCCTTAATGGGCTCCTCTTCCATGTCTATAGTAAGCACATTTTCTTCTTTTACCGAAACTTCGGCTTCTGAAGCAATTGTGGGCATATTCAACATCTCGCCAATTCTTTTACCAGACTTACTTGGTGTCTTAGCAAGATCTCTCAGGCTATCAGCTAAAGAAGATGCTGTTCTTGTAGAATACTCTTCGATTAGTTTTTCACGATCATCTGATAGTTCAAAACCAAGTCCGATTCTAGTATCAACAACTCTTTCAATCAATGTTCTATGTAATGCACTCTTGAGTTTTTTATTTTCTTCTTCAAGGGATTGAATTCTAGCTTTTGCAATTGCATCCTGCTCAGAGACTACATTTGTGTCAGTGAGGTCTGCTCCTGCTGTTTCTTTCCCTTGATCTTCTTCGGCCTCAGATGAATTAGCTGAATCAACTTCTTGATTACCTATTTCTTCTGCTTCTTCAGGCAAAGCCTTAGATCCATTTTCTTTCGACTCAGATTCCTCAGAAGCCACTTCTTCTACAGTGGTCTCGGAATCTGCCTCGGTGACAACGACTTCTGATTCAATCGTTTCTTCTGATTCAATCGCCTCTTCTAATTCTTCTGATTCCTTAGCTACTGAGATTGTAGAAAGATCATCACTTAATTCTTGGACTGCAGCGAGGATATCATCGCCGTTAGTGTCTTGATCCATATTGGAATTCTCCTGACAATTATCGATATTTTTATTCTGATCAGATAGTAATGAACTATCATTGTATTTGTAATTTTCGTTCTCCTGTATGGACAGGGCCGTTAGAAATGCTCCCTTTAGTTGGAGATAAATTGGCTTAGACTCTTTCTTCTTCATATCAGAAAGAATTGATCTATTCT